TAAGGACATGGTTCCAACACCTGTCCCAATGATTAACGTTGCACTATCAGGTGACCCAGACGGTGGTCTGAGTTCAGGTTTAACAGTATTGGCAGGACCATCGAAGCATTTTAAGACTTCTTTTGCCTTGTTAATGGCAGCAGCTTACTTAGATAAGTATGACGATGCTGTTTTGTTATTCTATGATTCAGAGTTTGGTAGCCCGCAACAATACTTTAAGTCGTTTGGTATAGACACTTCGAGAGTTCTACATAGCCCCATTACTAATGTAGAAGAACTGAAGTTTGATCTAATATCCCAGTTAGAGAATATCGAACGCAAAGATAGAGTCATTATTATAATTGATTCTATCGGTAACCTAGCTTCTAAAAAGGAGCTGGAAGATGCTATGAATGAAAAGTCAGTAGCAGATATGTCGAGAGCGAAAGCCCTCAAAGGTCTATTTAGGATGACAACACCCTATCTAACAATGCGCGACATACCGTTGTTAGCAGTCAACCATACATATCAAGAAATCGGCTTATTCCCTAAAGCAGTCGTTTCCGGTGGTACAGGTATATACTACTCCTCAGATAATATCTGGATCATCGGACGTCAGCAAGAGAAGAAGGGAACAGAAATTTTAGGATATAACTTTGTAATCAATGTAGAAAAGTCAAGGTTTGTCCGTGAGAAGTCTAAGATTCCTATTGCAGTTACATGGGAAGGTGGTATTGAAACCTACTCAGGTCTATTAGATGTTGCATTAGAAGGTGGATATGTTGCTAAGCCTACAATTGGTTGGTACTCAAAGGTTGATAAAACCACTGGTGAGATAGAAGATAAAAAGGTTCGTGTTGCTGAAACACTTAAGGAATCTTTCTGGACACCTATCTTTGCTAACACAGACTTTAAACAATATCTTAAAGATAAATATGAAGTAGGTCATGCCGAAATGATTAAATCAAACCCTGAAGATTTGGATATTTAATGCAGATAGAAACATTAATCTTACGTAACCTAATGTTAAATGAGGATTACACCAGAACGGTGATTCCTCATTTGAAAACTATATACTTTGAGAATCCATATAGAGATGTCTTTAATGAGATTGTTGGCTTCGTGAATAAGTTTAATAAGTTACCAAGTGCTGATGCGTTGAGTATAGAACTAAGGAATAATCCTAAGATAGGATCTGATTCATTAGCTCTTATACCTGAGATCAGTAAACCAGATACAGAACAAACCCAAGAGTGGTTAGTTGAGAAGACTGAGAAGTGGTGTCAAGACAGAGCAATCTACTTGGCAATCATGGATTCAATTAATATTATTGAAGGTAAGCATGAGACATATGACAAGAATGCATTGCCTACAATACTCAGTGAAGCCTTAGGTGTTAACTTTGATATGAGAGTTGGTCACGATTATGTTGATGACTCTGATGGTCGTTATAATTTCTATCATAGGCAAGAAGAACACCTACCATTTGACTTAGAAAAGTTTAACGCAATCACTAAAGGTGGTCTTGTGAAGAAATCACTTAATGTTGCTTTGGCTGGTACAGGTGTTGGTAAGTCATTGTTTATGTGTCATGTTGCCGCTGGTGCTTTAACACAGATGAAAAATGTGTTATATATAACTATGGAGATGGCAGAAGAAAGAATAGCTGAACGTATTGATGCTAATCTTATGAATGTGCCTATTGACCAGTTAGAGAATCTATCAAAAGATATGTTCGATAAGAAGATGCATAAGCTTACAGACAAAGGTGTAGGTAAACTTATTGTAAAGGAATATCCTACAGGTGCAGCAAGTGCTATCCACTTTAGGGCATTACTTAAAGAATTAAAGATCAAACGTGATTTCACACCTGATCTTATTTGTATAGACTATTTAAATATATGTTCAAGTGCACGTATGAAATCTATGGGTGGATCGATCAACTCATATATTATGGTCAAAGCAATTGCAGAAGAATTGCGTGGTTTGGCAGTAGAGTATAACTTACCTATTGTTACAGCCACACAAACTACACGGTCAGGTTTTGCATCGTCTGATGTAGGACTAGAAGATACAAGTGAATCATTTGGTTTACCAGCTACGGCTGACCTTATGTTTGCACTTATATCAACAGAAGAGCTTGAAGCTATGAATCAAATCATGGTAAAACAATTAAAGAATAGGTATAATGATCCTACAGGTTCAAATAAAAAGTTTGTACTTGGCATTGACAGGGCTAAGATGAGACTGTATGATGTAGAGGATACGGCCCAAACTCTGAATGTAAGAGATGAGCCGGTTAAAGTTTCACCTAGATATGACACAATAGGGGAGGGATTTACAATTGAGTAGATTACACGGTAAGTCATGGGGAAATAGATATACCCATTTAGCAAAAGAAATATCTACATGGTCCAAGGACCCGAGCACTAAAGTTGGTGCTGTAGTGATTGGAAACAATGGTGAAGTATTATCACAAGGTTATAATGGCTTTCCAAGAGGTATTAAAGATACATCGGCTAGATTAAAAAATCGTGAAAGAAAGTACAATTTAGTTGTACATGCCGAGATGAATGCTATATATAATGCTAGTCTTAATGGAGTATCTTTAAATAATGCGACATTATACGTATATGGTTTACCCATTTGTAATGAATGTGCCAAAGGTATTATTCAAGTTGGTATTAGAAGAGTAATTGCAACTAGACCAGCAGATTACAATAAAGAATGGGACGAATCAATAAAGGATGCCAAAGCTTTATTTAAAGAAGCTGAGGTCGAATATTTAATTGACGTGGAGAAAGAATGAGTAAAACGATGATACCATTTGTAAAGGTTAGAAGAGATGCAAATAAAAATAAGATCTCGAAGAAACATATGAGTCATGGAACATTCAGATGTAAACGTCATCCAAACAGTAAGAGGTGTAACAATGCTTAAAGCGTTATTTAATCAAGGCTATTCGAAAAAGTTCATGGACCGAATAGAATTTAGAAGAAAGGAATACTACGAGAAACGTAGAATTCAAACGATCCGTGAAAATGCTATGAAGATGGCACACAATTGGTCACATGAATATCCTACTGGTACGCCATTAGAATATATTCGTGATGATATTATAGAATGTTGGGAAAGAAATTCAAAGGTTGGTATATATGCTAACTTAGATAAGAAACAAAAGATCCCATATAAAGTTGAAGGAAAACATGAAAAATAAATTATTATTACTAGTTGCATTATTTGCTATGCCTGCTCTTGCAGACAGACCAAATATAAAAGATCATTATCGTGAAGTCATTTATCTAGAACCATATACGGTTGAAGTATGTAGTGAACAACAAGTAACTACAGGCTCTCAGGCAGACATTGCAAATGCTGCATTTTGGGGAGCAATCTTTGGCGCAGTTGTTGGTGATGTAATTGATGAAGATAACGGTAAAGTACCAGGAGCAGTTATTGGTGGAATGCTTGGAGCTAAAGATGCTGAAGGTAAGATGACTAAAACATTAGCTACGGTATGTAAGACTGAGACACGTAAGAAGTCTACATCAGTTAATGAATACTCTCATTCAACCATTACATTTGAATATGATGGTATTATGTATGAACTTGATTTTATTAAGAGGCAATAATGTTTAAAACAGGTGATTTAGTAGAAAAAGTAGGTGGTGACTATACGTTTGTAGGTCACGTAGTTGCAGTATTTGAAAAGCTTAGTGGTGCAGTACGATTAGTTGTTGAAGACGATCGTGGTGTACTACATGTCTACAGTGAAAAAATATTAAGGCATGTAGATGAAAACTAAAGAAGTACCATTCAAGAAATGGACTTTCGTAGATAAAAATGATTTAGATAATGAACATTGGTATGTACGATTAGAAGGTGGAACATTCCATGATGTTATATATCGTTACATGGATGTTAAATTAAATGAGACAACACAGTCGATAAACTTTGATTATGAGATAGTAGACTATCCATTTGAAGATCCTCATGGGGATACAAAGTTTAATGAGGCTGCTGGCGATATTCTCAAAAGTATATTAGATGATGCAATGGCAAAGCAGGACTATGTACTAGGTAAAAAGTAATGAACGTAAAAGAAACTCTGACTATATTGTCAGAAGAGTGTGCTGAAGTAGTTCAAGCAAGCTCAAAATTAATTAGATTTGGCCCATATGATGAAGACAATATAGCTGAATTAGAAAAAGAACTTGGTGATGTGATGGCTATGATGATGATTTTAGATTATTATGGTTATATCTCTCTAGATAATGTATCACATAATATTGAACCTAAGCTCAAAAAGCTTAAGAAGTACAGCAAAATTAAGAATTTAAATAAGATAATCAAGAATTTATAATTGTTATAAATACCTTTATATCTATATTCTATAAGGGTTTTAAT